AGGAGATTCAATCTTGGCCACAACGCCCGTTACTACAAAGAAGGTTAACTATTTAAATAACCGCGACATTCTCAAAGAAATACATCTAAGCAAGAACTCATATTGTACATACCGTGATCCGGTACTGGATCATCAATACGATATTATTTTGCCCACTGTGGAAAAAATCAATCAGCGCACCATTGCTGAAGCAAGACGCAACCGTGCAGACAGATTAAAGCGCGAAGGAACTATAGTAGACCCTAAAAAAATACCCAACACTGACTTGGTATTCCGTATTACTTGTTGGGAACACATACCCATGGCTCCAAAAAAAGTGCCAAAGTCTGCGCTAAAAAAGAAAAAAATTGAGGATATACTGGAGTTTGATGCAGTAGAAGAAGATCCTCTGGCCGACTTGATTGACGAACCAGTGCTGGATACCACACGTATGCGTGTGAACTTTCCGCCGTTTGAACACTACAGACTTACCGAAGACAAAGAGACGTTTTTGGTAGGACGTAGTCACTGGCGTGGAGATTTTAAAACAGGTGAGTTTTCAAAAGAACACGGACAAATGACTCGTAAACTTGCTATGATGTTTATGAAATTGTGCGAACGCTATGCCACACGTTCAAACTGGCGTGGCTATACCTACAACGAAGAAATGCGTGGGCAAGCTCTGTTACAACTCAGTCAAATTGGGTTACAGTTTGACGAATCAAAATCGCAGAACCCTTTTGCGTATTATACTGCCGCTATTACCAACAGCTTTACTCGTATTTTAAATTTGGAAAAGAAAAATCAAAATATCCGTGATGATATTTTGGAAATCAACGGGCTCAATCCGTCATGGACACGTCAAAACTCTGGCAAATCCAATCCTGATCATATTGCCGGACCGGTTGTTTCTATTGATCAAGAGTAGTATAATCGTTGAATGAGTCTATTTAAAAAAGCACTACTATTCACTGACATTCACTTTGGCCTAAAGTCAAATAGCCTGGTTCACAACCAAGACTGTGAAGCTTTTGTGGACTGGGCTATCCAGGTGGGTCGAGAACAAAGTTGTGAAACTGGATTCTTTCTAGGTGATTGGCATCATCACAGAGCCAGCTTGAACTTACAAACACTGAACTTCAGTTTGAGAAGTTTGGAAAAGTTGAGCAAGGCATTTGATAGATTTTACTTTATTCCGGGCAATCATGATTTATACTATCGTGATCGTCGTGACATACACGGTGCCGAATGGGCCAGACACATTCCCAACATCATTGTGGTCAATGATTGGTTTCAAGACGAGGATGTGGTTATTGCACCCTGGCTAGTAGGTGACGATCACAAACGCATACCTAAACTCAATGCTCGCTATGTGCTTGGACATTTTGAATTGCCGCATTTTAAAATGAATGCCATGGTAGAAATGCCCGATCACGGAGAACTACAAGCCGAACACTTTGACGGAGTTGGAGAAGTATTTTCTGGCCACTTCCATTTACGCCAACAACGCAGAAACATCAACTACATTGGTAATGCGTTTCCGCATAACTTTGCCGATGCTGGTGACGACAAGCGTGGATGCACTGTTGTCCAGTGGGGAGAGAAACCAACTTACCATGCGTGGCCAGGCCAACCTTTGTATCGGGTCACTAAACTGAGCTCTGTGATTGACTCAGCGCCCACAATACTTGTGCCAAACATGCATGTAAGAGTTGAGTTAGACATTGACATCAGCTACGAAGAAGCAACGTTTATCAAAGATACATTTGTTCGAGATTACAACTTGAGAGAGATGGCATTGATTCCAGTTAAAAACACAGCAGTCGACAGCGACATGGCGCCTGGCGAAGTTAGATTTGAATCAGTGGATCAGATTGTCACTGATCAAATCACAAACATTTCCAGTGAATTTTACGATCCAAAATTACTGTTACAAATCTACCAAAATTTATAATAAAGAGTAAGATTAAATCTAATAAGGAATTATAGTTGATAAGCATAAAAAATTTAACTGTGAAGAATTTTATGTCAGTTGGCAATGCCACACAGGCCATTAACTTTGATCGCAAGGATCTTACTCTAGTGCTAGGTGAAAACTTGGACCTAGGCGGCGATGGAAGTCGCAACGGTACTGGTAAAACCACAATCATCAATGCATTGAGTTATGCTTTGTATGGCACTGCTCTTTCAAACATACGCAAAGACAATTTAGTAAACAAAACCAACGGTAAAAACATGTTGGTCAGTTTGGATTTTGCTGTAGGTGGTAAAGAGTACAGAATTGAACGTGGTCGTAAACCCAATGTGTTGAAGTTCTATGTCAACAACGAAGAACAAGCAGCCAGTGACTATGCTCAAGGCGACAGTCGCGAAACACAAGAAGCCATTGAAACCACAATGGGACTCAGTCATGACATGTTCAAACATATCATGGCCTTGAATACTTACACAGAACCATTCTTGAGTTTAAAAGCCAATGATCAACGCACACTAATTGAACAGTTGCTGGGTATTACCATGCTGTCAGAGCGTGCCGATCGTATCAAAGAACTAAACAAAGCAACCAAAGATTCCGTCATACAAGAAGAATTTAGAATTCGGGCTGTGATTGAAGCCAACAAACGTATTGAGGAACAGATTGAAAGTCTCAAACGCAGACAAACCATGTGGACTACCAAACATGCCGAAGACGTACAGAAACTACAACTCGCACTTGACGAACTTCAGAAAATTAATATTGATGAAGAGATTCAATCGCACAAGGATCACACGGCGTGGGATCAACGCCGCAAGGATTTCAACGATCTCCAGGGCGCAATCAGCCGTGCCAAGTTGGAAGTTCAACGTGAAGAAAAAACTATTAAAAAACTGGAGACGGAGATCAGCGCCCTCAAAGGGCATCAGTGCCACACGTGCGGTCAGCCGTTCCACGACGAGAAGCACCAATCGGTATTGGAAAATAAACAGAAAGATTTGGCAGATGCACGAGCGAAATGCCATGCGGATAGCACCACAGTATCAGAAATACAGACTGCCATCGCCCAGTTGGGCGAGATAGGTAAGCCTCCTAAAATGTTCTATGACCGAGAATCAGATGCCATCCATCATAGAGCTACCTTGGCAGGATTACAGACACAGATCGAAACCAAACGTGAAGAAACTGATCCTTACGAAGAACAGATTGTTGAGATGGCTCAACAAGCTCTTCAGACCATTGACTACGATGAACTCAATCGACTCACACGTTTACAAGAACATCAAGAATTTTTGTTAAAGTTATTGACATCAAAAGATAGCTTTATTCGCAAGAAGATTATTGAACAAAATTTAAGTTATCTAAACAGTCGATTGACACACTACTTAGATCGCATTGGTTTGCCACACACAGTGGTGTTTCAAAATGATCTAACTGTCAGCATTGAAGAACTAGGCCGTGAACTGGACTTTGACAACTTGAGTCGCGGGGAACGCAACAGACTTATCTTATCAATGTCATGGGCATTCCGCGATGTATGGGAAAGTTTGTACAAGCCTATCAACGTGTTGTTCATTGACGAGATGATCGACAACGGTATGGACACACAAGGTGTTGAGAATGCATTGGCTTTGCTCAAGAAAATGAGTCGCGAACGACACAAATCAATTTGGTTGGTCAGTCACAAAGATGAACTTGCTGGGCGGGTGGAAAATATTCTCAAAGTGGTCAAAGAAAACGGCTTTACAAGTTATAATACAGATGTAGATATTGCTTAGAAAAATTATTATTGCCAACAAATTTGATAACTAATAGTCCATGGTATGGCTATACAAATCTCAACCGGTTGATCAGTTACCCGAAGACTGTGTAGGGTTTGTTTACCTAATTACAAATAAAGTATCTGGTAGACGATATATTGGTAAAAAATTAGCAAAGTTTTCAAAGACAACATATCGAGTAGTAAAATTAAAGAACGGCAACAAAAAGCGCAAGAAAATTAAATCAAAAATAGATTCAGACTGGCAACTATACTATGGCTCAAACGATCAACTCAACCAAGACATTCTAGCGCAGGGCGCCGACAACTTCACAAGAGAAATATTATTTTATTGCAAATCAAAAGCAGAATGCAGTTACGTAGAAGCTAGAGAACAATTTAATCATAGAGTACTAGAGTCAGACGATTACTATAACGGACAGATTGTTTGCCGTATTCATGGTAGTCACATAAAAAACAAAATTTAAACTCGGACAGGCAACAACATGACTCTGTTGGTAGGACTACCTACCCCCATTGAGGAACGGTGAGATACCCGGTCCAGATTCTTGGGTGTCGAAGGCAATTGCTAACTTAAGGCAACAAATGGTTTGAGCTCTGTAGAAAAAGATACAACTCATGCTCATAGGATTTGGGTCTATTCCGGATCACTAGGGTTCCGTTGATATGTGAAGCTTGAGTAGGGGGTACCGGTCAACCGCCTCCGTGTTGTTAAACAACAATCTCATTAGAATAGATGACTGGGCTACTCGGATAATGGCACTTTCAATTCACCGTGCATACGGTGAATTATGACCAGTTAATCTGGATAATAGCTAAAATAAATCAAATAAAAAAATATGTGTGAGCTTTAGCGAAACACATAGAACTTCGCTAAGAAGTTCTCAATAAGTCAGTAATGTTTTACCAAACAAAAAAACATATTGCAACAATGATCAGAAAAACGGCATCCCCGACTTCTTTGTGGTTTCCAAATTGTCTTTGACAATTTCGTTGATAATATCTCGTTCGCTTTGGTTAAGTTGCATACCTTCCTCGTAGGTCAACCCGCCACGCATATACCAACATAGTTTGAGAACCTCCTGTCTTATTGTACGGGTTTCTTTCTCCATAGCATCTACCATCTTGGAGATGCTGTCAGAGTCCAAGACTAGGAGGCGGTTACGAAAAAATTTGACATGTCCAAACTAAATTCTTGTTTGTATTCATGCTTGCAATTTTCGCAAGTGATATCAATGGGTTTTAAATCGGTAGCTTCTTTGAGTTTGATCACATGATCTCTAATGCTGTCAAATACGTGCTTTGGACAGTTGTTCAAAAACTCTTCAATGTGATCTCGCTCAGTGACCATGGCATCAGCAGTTTTAATAGTGGCAATAGAATCAGCAATACTCTTGACAGTCAACCGAGTGATACGTCTAAATGCATTGCCCAATTGAGTCATCTTTTCTTCTTCGGACATTTCTGTGTTGCCCAGCATTTGAATAATTTTTTGGTCTTCAAACTGTATTTTGCTGTTGTCATTGAGTTGGCGGTAAGTCATTGGAGCAAAGTAAAAAGTCAAATCTCCTGCAGTCACAGTGTCATCGTAGTTGGGACACTTCAACCCGTCCAACATCACACGTAAATCTATTTCAAATGAATGATCATGACCGCAAGCCGGGCATTTTGACCCAATTTCCATGGCATGTCCGTAGCTGGCCAATCGTACTGCTACCAACAATGCACTCAAGTCCACAGCAGTAACTGACCACGGATCTCGAATGTTTGGCACACAACTTCCAATGATTTCCATCACAGCAGATCCGTTGAACAGGGCATCGGGAGTTCTGGTGGTGATTTCGTCCACTGCAGTCATGGGTAAAATTGGTATTTCGCCAGTGGGCGGCAATACTATGGCACCTTGCGGGTAAAATCTACCATCGCTGGGTAGTTTTAAATGAATTGCCGGCTGTCGAAAATGTTTGCGTAAAGGGTTGGTTGTTTGGCTCATGATTTTTCCACTATAAATATAACAATACTTATCGGATAAAAACACATGGCCACAGAAAACGAAGAACTGCAACAACTGGTAGAAAGCGTGCGCCAAGGATTTTTGGGGTTGGCCGATTCTACAAACAAACTCACTCCAGCACAAGAAAAGCTCAAGGCCCAAATAGATCTTACTATGCAGGGCCTAAGTGGTGTGGCCAAATTTGGCGCTGCTGTGGGCAAAGGCGAAACAGATCTCAAAGCATTCAACGGTATAATTGACACTACCACTGGATTAATGGGCAGTATGGCCAAAGCTATACCAGTGATTGGCGATGCAATTGCAGGAGTGGCCAAAGGGCTCGGCGATGCTGCTAAAATGGCCGTCAATGCCATAGACAACACTGCCAAAAGTTTTGTTGAAATTGGCAAAGTTGGCGGATTAACAGCCGACGGCATGAGCGGTGTTCGCGAACAGTTTATGCGTGCGGGACTTACTCTACAAAGTTTCCAAAAGCAAGTAGTTGAAAATTCTCAAGCGCTGGCAAGATTCCAGGGCACAACTGGTGCCGGCGCCGACGAATTTGCCACCATGGTAGGAACATTGACCAAAGACACCACCGGCGCAGGCATGGAGTTACGTCGTTTGGGAGTGAATGCCGACGAAATTGCCGAAACCTCTGCAGCTTTTGTGGCACAACAAACACGGTTGGGTCGCAGTCAAAACATGACACAACAGCAGTTAACTGCTGGCACTGTGGAATATGCCAAAGAACTTGATCTGCTGAGCAAAGTCACTGGTCTCAGCAGATCAGCAATACAAAAACAACAAGAAGCAGCCCTGAGTGAAAGCAAGTTCCGTGCCAATTATGAATTAGCAATGCAAAGTGGTGATGCAGCACGCATCAAAGGCGCCGAGGGCATGATGACCTTGCAGACTCGTATGCAGAGTTTTGGCGCAGATCTAGGTCAAGGTGTTAGAGATCTATCAGCAGGTGTAGCTAACACTGATGCTGCCAAAAAAATGGTTGCCAGCACCGGCGGCGCTGCACTGGATATTATTAACAGATTAAAAGCTGGCGCAATTGATCAAGATCAAGCACAACAAGAATTAGCAGCTGCGTATGAACGCAACAAAAATACACAGTTACAAATTGCCAGCCAAGTTGGTGGTACCATAGGGGTGTTCTCCGACACTGCTCAGAGCATGGATTTTATAAACGCTGCTCAAAAAGGTCAGTACACCAAGGCCAAAGCTGTGCAAGACGCTCAGACCAAGGGCAACGACAAGTTAACTGACCAAACTGTGTCTGCACAACAAAATCTTGAAAAAATGAATCAAGAACTCAATCTGTTGGGCTTTACTCTACTACCAAATGCTGCTAAAGTGGTCGCAACATTCAGTTCTGTTATGGCCAAAGGCCTTGCACAAGTAAACAAGATATTGGGTATCAGTGACAGCGAGAGTGCCGATGGTGGGCCGCGCGGCCCTGGTGACGCAATGCGCGGCCCTGCGACTAAAGGTATTATGAACCGTGGTGGTGATGGTGGCGGTGCCGGTCCAGGCGCCGGTAACATAATGCGCGGCCCTGCAACCAAAGGTATTATGAACCGTGATAGTGGAGCAGCACCTGCATCAGTCACAGGTGGCCCACCGTCGATCAATGCGCTAGACTTTATTAAATTCACTGGTGGCACAGGCAGCGAAGATCACTTTAAACAACTGCAACCTCACGTTCAATCTGCGTTCTTGCAAATGGCTCAAGAATACAACAATCTAACTGGTAAAAAATTACAAGTCAACAGTGCATTCCGCAGTCCAGACGAGCAGGCCAACGTAAATTCTGGCACCAATCCCAAAGCAGCTCCTGGAATGAGTCTGCACAACTTTGGGCGAGCTCTGGACATTCAGAGTGATCAAGTGGCAGATCTAGCATCTAATGGATTGTTGGGCAAATTTGGATTTAACACATTGGCCGGGGATCCTCCACACATCAGCATGGCCAACGGTGGTATACTAAGTGGCCCAACCAACGGATATCGTCCAAATCTGTCCATGCACGGCGCAGAAGCAGTGGTACCATTGCCAGACGGTCGCAGTATTCCTGTTACCGGGGGTGCAGATTCGTCTGGAATCATGCAAGCTCAGTTATCCAAACTGGAAGAATTGGTCACGGTCATGAAGAGTCAGCTCAGTGTGTCCAACAAGTTATTGTCTTACTCTAGTTAAGCTACGGTAAATACTACACTATGTCATGGCGAAAATATTTTAAGGTTGCTGATACCAACGGCACACTAAGTCCTATTTCAGGCAAAAACCAATTTGGCTTACCCGGCTATTCCAAAGCAGGTGATGGCAGTCAAAGCCCGTGGGCAGCTCAAAACGAGTTTGCATTCCGTAACTATGCCAGCAGACTTCCAGAAGTTTATTCTGGACATCCCAACCGCATTGAACGTTACAATCAGTATGAGAACATGGACTGCGACTCAGAAATCAATGCTTGCTTGGATATCATTGCTGAATTCTCAACACAGACCAACGACGACAATCAAACGCCGTTTGACATACAGTTTACAGACAAACCCACTGACCACGAAGTTGAAATTATCAAAAAGCAACTGCAACAGTGGACCAAATTAAACAAGCTAGATCAACGCATATTCAAACTGTTCCGTAACACCATCAAGTACGGAGATCAAGTATTTGTGCGTGACCCAGAAACATTTGAAATGTACTGGGTTGAAATGAGCAAGATTGCCAGAATTATTGTGAACGAATCAGAAGGCAAGCGTCCCGAGCAGTACATCATTCGCGACATCAACCCTAACTTCCAAAATATGACTGTGGCAGCCAAAACGCTACAGGACTTTGTGGTCAATCCCAGCGTGGGTTCTATCACCAACCAAGGCAACTACAACGCACCCAGTGGTGCTGGCGGCGCAGGTGGCAACTCAGGCAGTCGTTTCCAAACAGCCATGAACGAAAGCTGTATTGATGCAAAACACGTGGTTCATATGAGCCTAAGTGAGGGTTTAGACTACTTCTGGCCATTTGGACAAAGTATCCTAGAGAACATTTTCAAAGTGTTCAAACAAAAAGAATTGCTAGAAGATGCTGTGCTGATCTATCGTGTACAGCGTGCTCCTGAGCGCAGAATATTCAAAATTGACGTGGGCAACATGCCCAGCCACATGGCCATGGCCTTTGTGGAACGTGTCAAAAACGAAATGCATCAGCGCCGTATTCCCACAGTGCAAGGCGGCGGTGCCAACATGATGGATGCCACATACAATCCGCTGTCAATCAACGAAGACTACTTTTTCCCACAAACTTCAGAAGGACGTGGCTCCAGTGTAGAAACACTACCGGGCGGTTCAAATCTAGGTGAAATTGACGACTTAAAATACTTCAACAACAAAATGGCACGTGGTTTGCGTGTGCCTAGTAGCTATTTGCCAACAGGTCCAGACGACTCAGATCGTACAGTTTCAGACGGACGTGTGGGTACAGCATTGATACAAGAATACAGATTCAACCAGTATTGCGAACGTTTGCAGAAGCTGATTTGTCAAAAGCTAGATGACGAATTCAAAATGTTCATGCGCTGGAGAGGCTTCA